TTGCGGTTGATGAGTCAACTACTATTAAGAACCCCAAAGCCAAGCGGACTAAGGCGATCGTTACGATTGGTAAGAGTGCATCGTTTCGCCGTATACTCACGGGGTCGCCAGTTACTAAATCGCCGATGGATCTTTACTCGCAATGTGAGTTTATGGACAAACGACTGCTTGGATTTGACTCATACTATTCGTTTCAAGGCAGGTATGCCATCACAAGAACTCAACGGATGGGCTCCCATAGCTTTCAGCAGATCGTGGGATACAGAAATCTTACGGAGTTGGCAGAGCGTCTGGAGACTTTCTCGTATCGTGTTACGAAAGAGGATGCGCTTGATCTACCAGACAAAATATACACAGTTCGAGAAGTATCTCTGACTGACGAGCAGCTTAAACATTATATGTCGTTGAAGAATGCAGCCATTGCATTGCTCGATGACGGTGAGTTGGTGTCTGCCCCGGCGGTGATGACCCAGTTGCTGCGCCTTCAGCAGTTGCTGTGCGGCCACTTAATGACCGACGATGGAGAGCTAGTCGAAGTACCCACGAACCGCACCACAGCCCTTCTAGAGACGGTTGAGGAGATGAATGGAAAGGTTATCATCTGGTCACGGTTTCGGTATGACATAAAAGCTATTGTAGCTACTTTAGCTAAAACCTATGGCGCTGAATCGGTTGTCTCATACTTCGGCGATACGACAGATGAACAACGTCAAAACGCTATAACGTCATTCCAGTTCGGAGATGCGAGGTTCTTCGTGGCAAACCCTCAGACCGCAGGCTATGGTCTGACGCTGACGGCAGCAACGAACGTGATCTATTATGCAAACGACTTTAACTTAGAGACGAGAGTACAGTCCGAGGATCGATGTCATAGAATCGGGCAGAAGAATTCAGTAACCTATGTTGATCTGGTCACCCGAAACTCTATTGACGAGCACATCGTCAAGTCTCTTCGAGCGAAGATTGATCTGTCGGCAAAGACTTTGGGTGAAGAAGCTCGGAAATGGTTGCAGGTTTCTCCCCGTTGAACCGGCGGTTAGCAGCATTTTGAGCAGAGTTTTTCAGAGGTGCTTCGCGAGGGAATTGATGTGGATATTTTTGTACCTGCCCCGTGTCTAGGCAGACGTAAAGAAGTTGAATACCTAGTTTTTGTTGGAGGTCAGATAGAGTACGAGAGATAACGGAGTCGTCTTTGCGGCGGGACAAGGTCTTAACATCGAAGTAATGAAAGACACCTTGCTTGTCTAAGGCTATTAAATCGACGGGGCCTTGCTCAATGAAGGGAGTATAAACGTAGCAGCCTTGGCTAATTAAGAATTCAGCCGCAAGAAGTTCAGATCGTTTGCCACTGGCAATGTTCGTATCGGGGCCATCACTTATTTTCTTAGCTCGTCTCATAATGTACTTGACCTTCTCGGTAAATATAAGATAACGTAATGTAGCTTAACACAGCAAATGTTTGGAGGTAAACAGTGGATACAACAAAATGGAAATCGGTTGCCATAACCGCTGACGTTTATGAAAAGTTACGAAAGCTTTCCAAGAATAATGATCGCAGTTTGAGTGGGCAGGTGTCACATTTAGTTCGTATGGCACTGATCGATGCGGAACTTCCAGAGTCTAGAAAAAGACCTAACTCCGCATAAACCGTATTGACTACCCCGTACCTGCCGTAGTAGGTACGGGTCTATAAACCCGAAGGGGTAAAACTTAAACGTAACCACAATGGAGAAGTAAGATGAGCGATATCTTTTCGCTAATGGATGAGGCAGTCGAAGCCAACAAGTTCGACAGTGTAACTACTGAGGGGGGCTCTCGCCTATCACACCTCATTAGAGAGTCTATGGATCTGGACAGCAAGATTGCTGATGCAGAGCAGTACCTCAAAGATCTCAAGTACAAGAAAAGAAAATTAAACGAAGAGGACATCCCCGCTCTTATGCAAGAGATGGGTGTGGACAGTGTTACTGTTGAAGGTAACAAGGTTTCTCTTCGCCAGTTTGTGCATGCGCGTATTGCAGAAGACAAACGCGATGAAGCCTTCTCGTGGCTACGGTCTATCGGGGAAGGTGATATCATTAAGAATGATGTAACAGTGTCTTTCAACACTGGTCAGGACAATCTGGCTGGCGCTGTTATTGATGATCTGCGTAACCAAGGCTTGGAGCCAGCGCAGAAGACTCACGTTCACCCCCAGACATTAAAGGCTTGGGTCAAGGGACGCATTGAGTCAGGAAAAGAGATCGACTTTGATACCTTTGGTGTCTTTGTCGGAACCGAAGCAACGATTAAAAGGAACTAGAACGATGGCTGATACAGCGATGGTAGAGAAGAAGTCCACTGCGGTGGTTAGTTTTATGGACGAAGCATTCGAGAATGCTGGTCAGGGTTTAGAAAACATTAGTGCCGAGGATATGCAGATTCCGTTTATGCGGATTGTGCAGCCTCTGTCTCCGCAGCTTATGAAGAACGATGCTAAGTTCATCAAAGGCATTTCAGCGGGTGATATCTTCAACACCGTGACAGGTGAGTTCTGGGAAGCGGATGAAGGGGTTGTAGTTATTCCGTGTGCGTACCAGATGAAGTACCTCGAGTTTCAACTGCGTGAGAGCGGTGGCGGCTACATGGGTGAGATCGATCCTATGAGCCCTGACCTCCGTCGCACAGAGCGGGTTGGCTCTAACGAGATCCTTCCATCAGGCAATGAGTTGGTTCGCTCCGCTCAGTTCTTGTTGCTGACAGTTGGTAAGGATGGTCGCACATCCGAACTGATCTGTGACATGAAGAAGACACAGATGAAGATCGCGAAGCAGTGGAACACGCGCCGTGCCGGAATGCAGATTATGCACCCGACCAAAGGCTTGTTCAATCCACCAATCTGGATGACTGCTTGGCGCTTAAAGTCTGTGCAAGAAAGCAACGACAAAGGTTCGTGGTACAACTACGCCGTATCTTCGGTCGACATTTCAGAGGTTCCTGAGTCGGCTGTGCTTCATGCAAAGAAACAGTACGAGAAGTTCCAGAAGGGTGAGATCAAGACCTCCGGCGGAACAGCAGAAGAAATGAACACTGCTTCTTCTGAGCCGAGAGACGACATACCTTTCTAGTAAATGCGGGGAGGACCGTGGATCGCGGTCCTCCTACCCCCAACAAAACCAACTAGGGGCATAGTTATGAACCAAGCAGAACGGTTCATGGCTGCATTTACAGGATTCAGTGCAGCGCATGGACAGACACAGATATCAGATGAACGTAGAGCTGGGAAACAAAAAGCCAAGTCACGCATTGTGCGGCAACCGCTTACGTTAGAGTTAATCAAGCACCATCTTGAGGGCAAGAATGGGGTAGGATCTATACCTATTAATGAGGACAACCAATGTAAGTTTGGTGCTCTTGATATTGATAAGTACCCACTGGACATCGAGGCACTTGACCGCAAGCTCCGCAATATGGAGATCCCTTGCGTCACTTGTCGCTCGAAGTCAGGGGGTGCACACATATTCTTTTTCTTTACAAAGTGGATTAGTGCAGGAGAGTTCCGTGATAAAGCTTCAGAGATTTCTGCCGTACTTGGTTATGGCGGCTGTGAGATTTTCCCAAAGCAAGAACAGATTCTTGTCGAGCGTGGTGATGTGGGGAACTTTATTAACCTGCCGTACTTTGATGAGGAACAAACTCTCCGCTACGCGGTTAAAGAAGACGGAGAGCCTGCGTCCCTAGACGAATTTCTTGAGCTTGTAGACCGGAGGAGTGTGGATCCAGATGTTTTTGTTGGTTTGACATTTGGTGAACAGGTCGACGAGTTTAAGGACTGGGCCCCCTGCCTAAGCTGTATGTTTGGGCAGGGGATCCCCGAGGGAACCCGTAACACAGTTATGTTTGCAGCGGCGGTTGGTTGTAAGAAAGAGCAACCTGAAAACTGGAAAGCTAGGCTAGAAGAAATCAACACAAAGTTTGCCAACCCCGCGCTACCCGCGTCAGAGATTGTAACGATACAACAACAGCATGAGAAGAAAGAGTATGGCTTTCCCTGTGATCAGGAGCCGCTCAAGTCTTATTGTAATAAGGCGCTGTGTAAGACAAAGAAGTTTGGTATTGGAAGCCACGTTAGTAATATAGATGTCACTGGGCTTTGCGTTGTTAAGTCAGAGCCACCTGTTTGGTTTTGTGACGTTGGCGGTCAGCGCGTTGAATTGAATACGGATGATCTCCAGACACCGCAGCGTTTTCAAAAGGCGTGTATGGAACAGATTCACAAGATGCCGCCAATGATGAAGATGGCTGACTGGCAGGTTATTGTTGGCATGCTGATGGAAGACATGAGTGAGATCGAGGTTCCAGAAGAGCTAACCTACAAAGGTCAGTTCATGGATCTTCTCGAGGCGTTCTGTGATGGGCGGGTGCAAGCGCAATCCGCTGAAGAGATCAGTCTTGGCAAGCCTTACACGGAAGAAGAAGAAGGCTTAACCTACTTCAAGATTGAAGCCTTAATGAAGTTCCTTCGCAATCAGCGCTTCGACAGCTATAGCCGTGGACAAATACAAGAGCGCCTAAAGGAGCTTAACAAAGACGGCGTAGCTAATGGTCAGAGACGCTTCAAAACAACCAAAGGAGATTCAAAGCCTTTGCGTGTGTGGTGGGTGCCTGCTTTTAACAGAGAGGTTCAGGTTCCGAGGATCAACGTCGAAGGTGATGGGGTGCCATTCTAATGGATGTTATAACAGAGACTACCATCTTCGGACCTCCGGGCACGGGCAAGACGACACGGTTAATCAACATAGTTAAAGAGGAGCTAGAAAGTGGGACATCTCCTGAACGTATTGCGTTCGTATCTTTTTCTCGTAAGGCGGCAGAAGAAGCTAGAGAGAGGGCAGCGGCAAAGCTGAACATGGATGCAAATCAAATGGTGTGGTTTCGCACACTGCATTCTTTTGCCTATCAATGTCTAGGGCTGTCACCTAATCGTGTACTCAGAGGATCTGATTACTCTCGCATAGGTGCGCTGCTTGGCCTTGAGTTCTCCTCTAATGCTTCTCTGACAATGCAGGAAGGTGCACTGTTTAGTCCGGGCAAGGGCGGCGATGCTTACCTGTCTATGCTGCAAATGGCGCGTGTTACAGGGCGTACCATTGAAGAAGAGTTCTCGAGAACCGCTGACAGGCGGCTGCACTTTCAGCAGCTAAAGCTCGTGGATCAAGTTATCAGAGACTATAAAAAAGAAACAAACAAGCTTGATTTTGTAGATATGATCGAGGACTTCATAGAGCAAGGGCACTGCCCGTCGCTTGATGTACTCATTGTTGATGAAGCTCAAGACCTCGTACCTTTGCAGTGGAAAATGGTGCATGAGGTTCTGAAGCCCAACTCGAAGCGTGTTTACTATGCCGGCGATGATGACCAATGCATCTATTCTTGGATGGGTGTAGAGGTAAAAGATTTTCTCAACGCATCGGACAATAAGATCCTATTGGATAAGTCATATCGTTTGCCGATATCTGTGCACAGAATGGCAGATTCCCTTGTAAAACAATTAGGTACGAGACAGAAAAAATTCTGGAAACCTACAGATGAAGCTGGCTCCGTAGTGTGGCATCGTGATATTCTAGATGTGGACTTAACAACCGGAGAGTGGCTAATCTTAGCCCGTACCAATTTCATTGCTAACAGAATTGCAACCACACTCAAAGAACAAGGATTCCTGTTTTGGCGTGAAGGCTCCGGTTGGTCCATTTCCCCAAATGTTCTCACTGGAATCGAGGTATGGTTAAAACTATGCAAGGATCAACAACTGTCTGCCCAAGAACTGAAGAAGCTTTCAACACTAATGACAAGCTCAGTTATTACCAAAGCTGGCAAGAAGATACTCGCAAACTTAGGCCCAGAAAAAACTTACAAGCTAACAGATATTCAAGACCTGTGTTCTCTGACAGCGACACCGGAGACTCCGTGGTACGAAGTCTTGAAGGTGAGCGAGAACGAGAGAATATATATTTCATCAGTACGCCGTATGGGCGAGTCTATTTTGACGGGGACCCCGAGGATCAAGATATCGACGATCCACAAAGCAAAAGGTGGCGAGGCGGATAACGTCGCCCTTCTTTTAGATTCATCAAGAGCATGCGCTGAAAGCCTAGATCAGGACTCCGAAATCAGGACGTTCTACGTTGGGCTTACTCGCGCCAAAAAATCATTACACTTAATCGAACCTCAGACACAATATGGATTTCAGCTATGAGCAAAAAAGAAGAAAAGCTGGTTACGAGAGAAGACTTTCTTAATCGGGCAGAGGCACTAATCAACGGTCCGAGGGCAAAGGAATACGGTCCCGCCAAGTTCAACCACGAGCGTATTGCCACGATCTGGAGTATCATTCTTGGTCGTTCTATTACTGCCGAGCAGGTAGTTGCTTGTATGATTGGGGTGAAGCTAGCGCGATTGGCAGAGGACATGACCAAGGACGACTCTTGGGTAGACATTATTGGTTATGCTGCGCTGGGCGGGGAGATAGTAAATGATGAAGGCTGACGGGCTGGACGAGGCTATCATTGGTGCAACGCACGACATTGCAACAGGGCAGTTTCGTTTGGTATACGACGTTGATATGTGCATAGACATTCTCGCCAAGGACATGACCAGATCCGAGGCTATGGAATTTTTAGAGTACAATACTTTCGGGGCATATGTGGGGCCGGACACTCCTTTATTTATGTTCAACAACTGGGAATCGTTACTGGAGCAAGACAATGAGTGAGTATCAGATGAACCTGCTGGACATCGATGTCAAGGAGGCCGCTCTCGGCTTCACTGACGAAGATGACTGGGCGCCTCCGTCATCCTTTCCAGACCTCACAAGGTGTGAACGCATATCAATTGACTTGGAAACGTGTGATCCAAATCTAACCACTCTTGGTCCGGGCTGGTGTCGCAACGACGGCTATGTCATTGGCTACGCTGTAGCAGCGGGTGATTTCACTGGATACTTCCCTGTCCGTCACGAAGGTGGCGGCAACATGCCAGAAAAATCAGTCGTCAACTGGCTGAAGAAACAGATGGCTACCCCGCACGTCGAGAAGATTATGCACAATGCGCTGTATGACTTAGGCTGGATGCGCTGGGCAGGAATCGAGGTTCAAGGTCCGATAATCGACACAATGATAGCCGCGCCCCTTCTCAACGAGAATCGTAGGTACTATAACCTCGACTCTTTGGCTCGTGAATATCTCGGCGAGTTCAAGAATGAGAAGACGCTGCGCGCTGCGGCTGCGATGTACGGTGTCAATCCCAAGTCAGGGATGTGGCGGCTACCTGCACGGTTCGTTGGCAAGTATGCCGAGCAGGATGCGGCAGTTACGCTGCGTCTGTGGGATAGGCTTCGCCCAGAAATACTTAAAGAGGAAGTGTCTTCTATATTTAAGCTGGAGTCAGACCTACTACCTGTG